AAATCACGCTGGAACAACAGAGCCACCTTGTCGGGGGTCGAAGCAGCGGTCGTATCGCAGTTGGTGGACACATAGACTTTCACGCCATAAATGTCACCGAATTCACCGTTCATCAGGGTAGAACCCGTGCCTTTGAAGGCCTGCTCGGTGAAACGAGCGATACCCAACATGCTGTTACGAGCAACCGGGGGAACAACCAAAGAACGGCCATCCATCGGAACATCGTTGTCATCCAACACTTGGATAGCCTTACGGATACCGGCGTCAGCGATAGCAGCAGCGTTAGACGAGCCATAGGTGTAAGCAGCGCCGGTAGAACCGATCAAACCGCCAGCGTATTGCTGGTTGCCAGCCGTACCACCGTTAGCACCGCGACCCAACTGAATCAGGCTGGTGTCAACTTGTTTAGCCAGGGCGTAGCCAGCGTCTTCGGTGTAGAAACCGCGCAGGCTCGACAGAGCTTGAGCTTCCACGATGTCTTCGATCAAACGCGAATATTCGTAGTGGTTAGCGATGCTCACCGAAATGTCGCTATCGCTTTCAGCAATCAGCGTCACGGTGTTAGCAGCGGCCTTGGCAGAAGCAGAACCACGCACAGGGCTAGGAATGTGAACGGTGTCGCCTTTCTTGCCTTTGAAGTTCATCTTCTTAACCAAGTTAGCCATAACGAGGTTCTTTTTATAAGCCGCAACAATCTCATCACTCCATACTTCAGGAATGAAATTAGCTGCGCTGGTAGTGGTTACTGCATTAGTACCTGCAAAAGTAGATGCCATTTTATAAAACTCCTAAGAATTGTTTATTAACGTACACGCCCTTCGGCGTATGCTTTCATGATTTCTGGCTGAAGCTGCTCGTAACGATCAGGATCAGTCATCTTTAGCCGGATTAGGTCAGCACGGCGATAGACTTTAGCTGAAGACTCTCCAGTACCTCCAGTATCCACTGCTGCGGCTTTTAGGTTCTGTTTAAGAGCCTGTTTACCTGCATCAGTGGTTTTCTGAGCCTTAACAGAACGAATCTGTTTAAAGGTACTCAGAAGCTCATCAGCAGCATTGAAATCGTATTGACTGTCTGCCATAGCAAACATGTTCAAACGATACGGAGAGGCTTTAACCCACTCCTGAAACTCTCCATCCCCTACCACTTCTGCAAAATCAGGATGCTTTTGTTGAAGCATTTGCTGAGTCTGCATTTTCTTAAACTGTTGTGCAGCTTCCCGAGCAGCGATAATGTCTGGGTGAGTCTCAACTGCTTTCAGAACCGCTGTTTTCGGATCTTCAAAGAAGTCAATCTCTGTTTCTTGTTTAGCAACTGGTTGCTCTTTATTGAGGTTCTGCTGAATAAGCTGGTCTGCGAGCTTACGCATTTCACCTACCTCTTGTGCCTGACGTCCAATCAGCTTTTCAGCCTCTTGGTGCATCTTCACAATGTCCTCTAGACTCTTGCCTGAGTATTTCTCAGGAATCTTGGGGACTTCAGGCTCAGGAGTTGCCTCCTGCTGTGTCTGCTTTTGCTCTTCAGCCTCGATCTCGCTCGGCTTCTCAATTTCTTCGTCAATCAATGCCATACTTACCTCTCCTGCCGAATAAACGGTTCTAGGATATTTATAAAATGGAACGAACTTAAAAGTTTTCTGTTCCGTTCTGTTTACGCTCAATGGCTAATTTCTCAGCCCTCTTACGCTCCCAAGCATCGTAAGCAGTAGGGAATTGACCTGTAATACCCTCTAGCTTAAAGTTGGGTGTGGAGATTATTCGAGTAGCTTCTTTTGAGCAATGAACACAGTTCATAACTCGGATGCTGTCCTCTACTAACGCCTCCGATATGTGAGCATCGTTACACATGAACTCAAAGATTCGTTTCATCTTCAAGTCCTTTGTAAACTTCCTCACACATTTCCTTACGCTTGAGAACAAGATTAAGAATATCCAACTGTCCTTGACGGAAATACAAACTTTGTGTGTCCGCGACAGTGGATAAATCGTTTAAACTGTCCCTCAACTTAAGGAAATCTTCGATCAAGAATGACCACCCTTTGGTAGCCATCATTGAAAATGTTTCCTCGTAGTAAACCTGAAGCTCTTTATCCATTTGGAGAACTTTGTTGTTAATAATAACGCGAATATATCAAAAAAGTACTACTTTGTCAAGCCTTTTTTGATTTATTTACCATTTGTAAGGCTGCAATACGCTCATTTGAGGCAATATCAGCGGCTTTTAGGTTCACTTGCTTCTCTTTTAGCATCATGTCAGCCAATTTCAAGCGTTTTTCAAAGTCTCCGCCCTTGTCCAGGTTAGTAGAAGCAGCTTGAATGATGTCAACACGGTGCTTTTCAGGGATCAACTGAGCTTCAATCATGGTCTTTTGAGCCTCTGCTTGCTCTTTAGCAGCCTTGGCGCTAACTTCTTGCACTTGAGCCTGCTGTAGAGCCTGCTGGAGCTGTTGTTGCTGCATAGCAGCCTGCTGTGCCTGCGGATTAGGTTGACTCATTTGATCCAAAGCAGCCATAAGCTCGCCACGGTTAGACAAAGAGCTGTTAGCCAGAATACCTTTTAAGATAATCGGCAATACAGGGGTGTCAGGACCAAGGGTCTGAAGCAAACCAATAAACTGTTGCTGTTCATACTCACGAGCAATAATGCCCAGATTGCCAGTAGGAACAAACTCCATATCCACAGAAGGATAACGCTCAGGAGCAAACTGCATGTAACGGAAGGCAGCTTTCTTGATGAACGGAATCAGGAAGTCTTCCTGGAAGTTACTCAAGGTACGCTTGTACTTCTTGATAATACCTGCCATCACCATGCTCAAGCCACTAGCGCCAGCATCCCGAGGAGCCTGAGAAGGCATACCAGCAGCGTCTACCGTTCCTGTAGCCTGTAGCAGCATACGCTCAAAGTTCTGAGCAGCAGCAGCGTTAGCTCCGTCAGTTTGACCAAACTTAAATGGCATCAGGATCTCAGAAGGAGAACCGTTGGTCAGAATAGCCTTACCTGGACGAACCTCAAACTTAGCGCCACGAGGCAGTCGAGTAGCATCCATAGCAATCATGGGGGCAGTCGTCAAAGCCATAGAGTCCAACTGAGCGCGATACTGGCTATCAATAGCCTTCTGCATGTTGTAGGCTTTCTCAGCGGTTCCACGGCCCCAGAAACGCCCAGGAACGGTATCGTCTTGGTAAGCCACCACAGGACGGTCTTTCATCATGTACGGAGATGCTTCAGCCTTAAGCAGGACACCGTCATTGGCGATAACCACAATGGCTTCCACCATGTCAGAATAGTCTTCAGCGTCAGAACCTTCAGGGAATAGATCCTCGTATTCGCTTTCTTCAGCACCATCAAGGTATTCACGAGGAACCAGACCGTAGTAGGTCAACAGCTTAACCTTATCGTCTTGATACTGTGAAGGCTCTTGGGTAGGTTCCAAGGCTTGATCGCTATAGGCAGAACCAACATCAACCTTCTTATAAGTACCGTTCTCCATGTTTTGCACTACCTTGTGCAAAGAGACATACTTTTCAATAGCTACGCCAAGAGCGTCTTCGATGCTATCAGCGTTAGGGTCAATCAGGAAGTTTTTAGGGTTAACAGGCTTCAAAGGAACGCTGATGCGCTTGTATTCCTCTACGCCAATGGCAGCAGTACCGGCCACGCCAGGGATAGGCTTAGTAGCAGGACGATAGGCAGAAACCTCTTTAACCAGAATCTCACCGATGCCTGTGCCGTAAATCTCAGCCATGAGTTCAATAGCGTCAACGGCTTTGATGATCTTATCTTGTTTAAAATCTTCATTCAGCTTTGCTTTAATGTCTTCAACATCCAAAGAATTACCGTTGACATCCATGATGTCGTCTTTAATGTCAAAGAATTCACCTTGACCAAAGATAGCCTCCATCACCTCAGCATGACGAGTCTCAATGGCTTGCTGCGTTGCGGGAGACACAAGGCGACTACGTTCGCTCTCTTTAGTCTTGTCGATGGCAGACCATTTACCACGGAAGATACGCTCATATTCTTCCCAGTCAGGAAGATAGTTAACGTCACGATAATCACGCCAACGATTCGTATGGTCAATAACGAAGCTTACAAGCTCTCGCTCGGATTCGCTAGGTTCTTCGTAACCTTCGTATTCAGTTTCTTGCATTGTGTATCCTTACCATTTAACTTTGTTGGCCCAGTACGCAGCACTCATCTTGCCTTTAGCGATGTTCTTGGCATGACGAGCCTTAAATGCTTCATTACGGGCAGAACCGTCAGGAGAACCTTGTACGCCTTGTTGCCCAAAGCGAATCAACTTAACTTCATCACCGTCTTTAGCCAATACAGCGTGAGACTTTGTTGGATGACCTGGAGTGCGCTTAGGTTTGTTGTAACCTGCAAACTCTTCACTACCTCGTTTAATCATATCAATACCCCGATATAGGATCTAAAACTTCGTATTCATCTTCTTCGTAGTCAACGTTATAGTTGGCTACTGCCAACTGATCCACGTAACTCAAAGCATCCACTAAGTCATCATGCACACCATTGGTAGGGAACATGACGAGTTGATCCCTAAACTCAGTCCAATCTTCATTCTCATTGAATGAGACTCTACCGTGCTCCATACGCCCTTGTAGTGCCCAGATAACTCGATCAACTTTTTTCTTGTTTCCGTGCGTAAGGTCGTGAATATGAGCATAGATATTGTTCTTTCTCATCAAATCGTTAAGGTACGGAAGCACAGCATTCTTCAATGCTCCTCGCTCAATACCGATTGCACTGGGTTGAAAATCTCTGATGGTCTTCAGTATGTTTACAGCGGTTTGACGAATATCCCACCGCCCATGCTCAATACTGTGAACCCACCAATCTCCGTTATCCAAGAGCTTCACAATCGCTATGGCTGTTTCGTCTAATTTCTTCTTTGAAGCTCCAGCATTCTTAGCCACGTCTTCAAAGCCAGCTAAGTCCACAGCAACGTAGTAAGCTCCAAACTGAGGTTCTTTAGCTTCCTTAAACCACTCTTCCTTAAAGACATCAGCACCAGCGGTATCAAAGCTACTCAAGTATTCCTGTTTAAAAGCAAAGGAACTTAAGGTTTTCTTAGCAGCCTCAATTTCCTTAGGATCAATGGTTTCGTTGTCTTTAGTGGTGAAATGCCAGCTCTTCCACTCATCATCCTCTTCTTGACCAAGGTTGAACACATCGTAGAACCAGTTACGTCCAGAAGGTGTAGAGATAAATAATGCTCTACCTTTCTTGTCAGACAACGAAGCTCGGATGATCTTTTCCCATACATCCTGCTTTATAAACGCACATTCGTCAAGAACTACGTAGGTTAGCGACATACCACGAAGACTATCAGGGTTGTCAGCGCCTCGGACTAGAATCTTCCTACCATTAACGAGTGTTATCTCCAGGTTGTTGACATGACTGGATTTAATCACTGGTCTACCGAGTTCATGAAGCAAGTCCCAGATAATGCTCCGGGCCTGTCCGAGCGTCGGTGCGATATACATCACAGCAGACCCTTCAGGACAGTTTAGAGCCTCAATAAGCAACGTTACAGCAGAAAGTCTGGATTTACCACATCGACGTCCAGCAGCTACAACCTTAAATCGTTTCTTTGAACCAAATACCTCCTGTTGCCACCGTAGGAGTTGAAAGTTAAGACTGGTCATAGTCTTTCACTTCAACGTCTGTAACATCAATTACATCCTCTACCACTTCAGCGCTAGGAGAAGACAATCCACTGATATTGATCGAAATACTTGGAGTCTGACCTCCTTGCTTACTTGCCTCAAATGCTGACACAGGCACAATACGGTCTACGATGAGCTTCCACGCAGCAGCTTGGTTCTTATGTTCATCATTCAATGCAGCATCATAGATGGCTTCTAAGACTTTAGCGCTCTTAGGTGAGTTAAGCATCCTTGCTTTGTACTCATTGATGATAGCTGTATCACCCTTAGGTCT